GCGTGGATAACTGAAGCCGAAGCGGCAGCAACTAACTTAGCAAAACCATCAAACTTGTTCAAGTTACCATTTGCTGAAGCAGTATCTCCAGTCCAAATCGCAGTTTCTAATTGAGAAGCAATTCTTGATGCTTTCTTAGAAGTATAATCAGCAGCGAATGCGATTGAATCATACATAGAACCAGCAGATAATGCTTTTTGTAAGTACTTAGACTCTAATCCTTTTGGACATAATGCCTCTTGTACTTTAATTTTACCAACCGTTACACTTCTTTGAGTGAAAGTAGTTGTACCTGATGCGTTAAAACCGCAATCGCTATCATCTTGAAAGAAAGCATCAGTATCCATGATACCAATTTTCTCAGAAGATTTTACTCCAACTAAAACGTTTCCTTGAGATTTAATCAAAGTAGCAGTTTTAGAGCCAAGAACTGAAGATGTTACTAATAATGCTTCGTTTTCTTTGGCGTAATCCGTTAATGTACTTACAACAAATGCCATAATTTTTCTTTTTTAAAATTTTTAATTTAAAGTTTTTACTCTTTGTAAGAACCGCTCTATTTTGTCAGCCTTTGGCTCTACAATTCTAAAGTTGTTTTTTGGATTTTGGATTGGGTCAGCTACTGGAGTCTTTGAAAATCCTTCCAATACGCTTAACATTTCACTAAATCCTTGATTAAACTTGCTTTCTAATTCTCCTAATTTGCTTTTTAATGCCTCATTCTCGGCTTGCAAGTAAGTGATAGTAGCATTCATTTCATCAAATTGAGAATCCACTTCCATTTCCATAGGAGCTTCTTCTGAAGTTGGTGCTTCGGCTTGAGGAGTTTCTACACCTTCAACCTTACCGCCAACAACGGTCATCATAGTACCATCAGCTAATTCATACTCGCCATCGGGAGCAGATACTGAGTTACCTGAATCGTCAACAAGCATAGCATCTGCGCCAATCTCTAATGCTGATAAGTCAATCTTACTACCATCTTTAAGGTCGTAAGTTTCAAATACCAATTGAGTCGCTGGCTCAGGTGCAATTTCTTCAGTTTGCTCAACCGAGTTATCGGCTAACATAACTTTAATTTTTTCAATTGCTTCTGAAACGTTCATAAATTGTTTTACTATTGTTTGATTATAAATACTTATTTGTTAATACTTTATCATTTAACTTGTTCTAAAATTGAACAAATCTCAGACCATAGCGATTCTTCAACGCTCATCGGTTGCTTTCCTTTCTTGTAATTAAAAATCCCTTCAACGCTAAATCCTTTAAACTCGCCCGATTTAATCTTATTCCAAACCGATTCATTTTCAACTTTAAAACTTCCAAACCATGAGCCTTCGGGTGCATCTTCAAATCCTTTCATTGCCATTACTCCCCGTGATAAATCCACTATAAACGATTCGTACATCGTTACCCCTTCAACTGCTAAAGCCTCATCGTGCATTAAGTTTACGTTTGATTGATAACCTTTCTTAAAGAACTTTTGTGCTATCTTCTCAATCGTGTCTTTGGTAAACGTAACGTAATACTCTCCGTTTTGATCATTGCGATAAATAGGAGTATCGGCTAACATCAAAGCGCCTGAAACAATTCTCCTATCTTCTGACTGAATAATAAAATTAGCCTTTGCCTCTTTAAACATTAGGAAATCTCTTTCGATTGCTGGCCTATCTACCAAAGCAACGAAGTCAACTTCAACATCGTCATTTAAATCGTCACTAATTTCAAGTTGATAAATTGGTAATTTCATATTATTTGTATTTAAATTCTTGCAGAGTTTTCGATTCTCCTTATTCTTTTTTGACTTCCTGTAATATCAGACTCTACAACAAATGCACGGGTATTAATATTTCCTATGGCATTAATTGAAGTTTGGTCTAAAGCAGTTGGCGCATTAGGAGTGAAACTTGGAGTTACTGGCGCTTCTGCCGTAGGTACGGAAATATTTGTACTTGGCGCTGAGCCTCCACCTGGAACTGCACTTAAAATACTTTTAGCTTGAGCAACGTTTGCAAGTATTCTAATAATACCTGCCGCATATTGAGCAATACCAGCACCTCCAAAAGTTAAAGTATTTAATGGATTTGCTTCTGAAACTGCCATTAAAGAAGAAATAGAAGTTGCCGTATCAATAGCAACTTGTCCTAAAGCTAATCCTTTTTGTAACGCAGTTCCTTGTTCTGCTAATCCTGATAATGCGCCTAATATTCCACCGATTGCATTAGCGTTTTCTTCTTTTTGTACACGCTCGGCTCTATCAATTTCCTTTCTTTGAAGACTTAATTCTTTTACTCTTTTATTATAATCTCTTTCGGTTATTAACTCGTCTTTATATTTCTTTTTTAATAATTCTAATTCATCATTAACTGCCTTACGTTTAGCATCAAATTTAGCAAGTTCATTTTCTTGAATAAATTGTAAATCCTCTAATTCTCTATTATATTTAATAGTTCTAATCTCATTATCAGCAATTAATTTATTTACCTCAATTTCTTGTTTCTTATTTGCAAATTCAATTTCAGCATCAACTCTTGCTTGAGTACCTAAACCAGCTAAGTTAATATTATCTTGTAATCTTTTTAATTCAACTTCTGCCTCCTCATCTAAAATCTTTCTTTTTTGTTGAGCCTTATCTAATTCATCAACTATTAAATCTGCATTTGCTTTTTTTTGAGCAATCAATAAAAGACTTTGATTTTGTATCCTTGTCTTTTCAAGATTTTGTTGCTCTAATAATAAAACAGTTTGATTAATTAATTGCTCTGACCTAAATCCTTCAACTTGTGCTAAAACTGCCGCATATTGATTTTGTGCTTCAATCTTTGCTTTTTGGAATTCAATAGAAGTTGAATCCTTTTTTAAATTAGCATCGGCTGCTTGAATCAATAATCCAGCTTGTGCTAATTGTGCTTTTTGTGATTCTTCTAAAACTTTCCCTAATTCTTCATTAGCTTTAATTCTATCCGCTACCGATTTAGTAGTATCATCTCTAACTTGCCTTTGCTTTTCGGCTTCCCTATCAAATTTTTCAATTAATCCACCTAATCTCGCTGCGGCTAATTCCGCATTATTTTGTAAATCAACGTTTGCCTTTGCAGCCTTTACTACATTTTTAGTATAATCAATTACCTTTTTACCAGCCTCAACTAATTTATTCCCAGTATCATCAATACCCGTTACTACATCTAACGATTCTTTGGCGGCATCTTTTACGTTTTGTAATGCTTTGTCAAACTCTCCAGTAAATAAGTTTTTAAATGCAGATGCTAAGAATCCCCCAACTTCCAAAAGAGAATTAAATCTTTCAATTAAATTTTCTTTAATCTTCTTTCCTAAATCCTCAACAAATTCGCCAGGTTTCTCAAAAGCATTTTTAAAGAAATTAACAACTGCATCGGTATTATCAACAATAAAATTAACAAAATCACTTACTATAATAGAAAGCGATTCAGTTGCTACTGCTAATACTTTTGTAATTTTTGAATTGCCTGAAAGTATTTCCCCAAACTTTTCAAATACCTTTAAAATAATAGATGCGCTCGCAAGGGTTTTAACTGCTTGACCTAAAGAACTAAATGCGCCTTTACTTTCAGATGCTTGTTTACCAGCTTTCTCGGCACTATTACCAACTTCGTTAATTTTGTCTTTTAATTCCCCTACATTCTTAGCTGAATCTCCAGTCTTTGCTTCAACGGTAATTATTACATTTTCTTTTTGAGCCATTATTAACTTGGATAAAATAATTCAATTACTCTTAACAATTCACATTTGGTTGTTTTAGGAATACTCGGATTAAAATCAATTACTTTATTTAATCTCCATAATGCGCCATCAATATAAATCAGTTGAGCAAAGTCAAGTGAATGAATATCCTGAACGGTCAAATATAAATAGCAACTTAATAGCTTACTATCTTTGTTTATTATTTCAGCTAAATATTCATCCCACCACGCATTGTATAAATTAGCCGATGGATAAGGATTTAATAACTTGAAATAAAACTCATTTGGCGCTCCAAAATTCAAATCTAATGTTGGCTCAATCGGGTCATCTAAATGACCAGCATACCCATAAGTACTTATTGCTGGACTTGTTAAATTACCATTAGCTGGGTAGACTTGTTTTATATGGTAACTACTATCACTTGTTGATTTTTTAAAAAACATAATACGGATATTATTGTCTTTGCGTTCTTCAACATTATTTGTTGCTTTAAATAAATTTGCCCTTAATTTAGTATCTGCACTTGAAGCAGTTAAAATACTTGGACTAAAAATAATTTTAGTTTCCGACCTATCCTCTGCAAATTGGAATCTTGTATCTTCCTTTCTATCTGCGTAGGTTTCATTATATTTTTTATTATATGCCTCGTTATAATAATCATCATCTTCGGTATAAAGAAAATCGTAATACCTTGCATTTAATTCTGACATTGGTTTAATCGAAATCTCTTTTGAATAATCAACTTTATTAGACCAATCAATAGAATCGGCTATGGGATCAGAAAGCAAAAGTAAACCCGTAGAATCGCCAGGCTCTCCGTGCAATAATAATTCCCCTACATCGTTTACTTTTAAGAAGCCAGCACCTCTTCTATAAAATTCAATATAAGGCTCAATTAATAAATGCGTTGTTTTTTGAGGGTCTTCATAAACGTATAAATTAAACATTCGACAAATTGAAGCAAAGAAATCTTTTTGTTGAATTCCTTTTGGCAATAAATGCTTCATGTTTAATGTTATCCCTTCAGTAGCATTAGCACTTTGAGCGTAATCGGAAACAAATTCCAAAAGCAAATCAGGGTCTAATGTTACATAGGTTTCAGATGCTAAAAAAGTAGCATTTACACTTAATACATCTCCTAAATCTAATGAAGTAGTTACAAGCCAATCGATAGGTATTTGCTGATAATCGACATAAGTTGTGTAAGTTTCTTCGTAAACTATTGACGCAGATTGATACAATTTAATTGTCATCGTGCCTGGTCTTGATAATGATACGCTACCTGATAATCTAATTTTACCTAAAGTATTATTAGTGCCTGGTGCTATAAATGTAAATGATGAATTAGCCGTATTTGAAAATAAAACTAAATTAGTTATTACATTAAATACCAAATCTCCAGCAGTACCATAACTTGAACCACTATCTAAAGCCGTATTGCTTGCAACTCTTAATAAATCTTGTGTCAATTGCTCAAGATTTGCTTTATTATTTGGAATGATTAAACTTCTAAAATAAGGAGTATCAAAAAATGCAGAAGTATAGGTATAATTTGAATTAGTTATAATACTATTCATTATTTCATGCACAAAAAATGCAGGTCTAAAGGAATCTAAATGCCAATCTTTTGTGCCGTGCTTACAATTACCGTAATCAATTAAAGGATAAACAATTCCTAAACCACTTGCCACACCTGAAGCATCCCAAGAGTTAACAACATTATTTTTATTCCATTGCTGATTATAGACATTAAAGTTGTCCATATCCTCAATCAATTCATTTCCGATTGCGGAGGCAAAACCACCTAACTCTCCAAATACTGCGCACTGATATTCAATAACTCCGTTTTGAATGGTTATCTCCAAAAGGCGAAGAACTCCCTTAAATACTTGAATCTTATTGACAAATATCTGACAATTTGCTTGCTTGGTCGGGTCAAAATTATAACCCACATTTGGTAAATTATCTTGACCGTTTTCATCAACAAGTTTAATGTTACCACTGGTAAAATTATAGATATGACCAAACACTTTATTATTGTTTGCGTTACCAGGTACGTTAATTGTTTTAGAATAGTTTGTATTCCTTGCTGAAAAGTCTTTAATGTCATCTATTGCGTAGTTTAGTTCTGCTCCTATATCTTCAAATAAATCGAGCCTTTGTTGTTCAATAATTATTTCGGTTATCATTATCTAAATTGGCTGAATTGTTTTTTCCCTAAATCAAATTGTAATTGATAGTTAAATATTTTATCCGAAGTGCTTACCTTCTCTTGGTAATTAGTATCCTTCATAACGATTGGATAATAGTCGCTTGTGCCTCCATTAATAATATGTAAATAAACCTCATTAGAAGCAAGCAATTCAGAGCCAAGCGCATAATCTATTGCCGATACATAATCACTCGTTACAAGGTAGCTATAATCAATTTGAGTGGCTAATGCTTGCACTCCACCGTAATGAACTCCCGAACTATTTTTAAAAGCCATTGCAGTTCCGCTTCTTTGGTAATCAGCAGTTTGATAAGTCGTTCTTTTAAAATTCTTTTGTTGGCGATTAAGTAACCTAAAACCAAAAGTGTCATATCCTCCGAATTGATTTTGAAATACTAAATTAACTGGAGTAAATCTTGGAGCGCATACTTGCTTAATTATCATCGTATCTGAGCCAATCGTTACCTTATAACCATACGTTGCATCGGTAATAAATGAACTACCTAAATAAGTATTTATTGCCGTAGGACTTAAATCTAAAAGCAAAGAAGAAAGACTTGATAATGTTCCTCCCGTTGAAGAACTTCCGCTATTACTTCCATCCTCATTTATCTTTTGAATCGTTGCCGTTACTGCTGATAAGTTGGCATTAAAATAAGTAATATAAAACTTCTCTCCACTTATTACTTCGCCAGCAGTCCTATCTCTTGTCGTTAAAAACTTATTTGCATAAGTAGAAATCGATGCTCTAAAAGGATTTAAAGAATAGTTCCATCCTTTAGCACTTGCAGATGTTTGATTTAATATTGGCTCTTGACCTAACCATTCTTCTCCGAATAAAACGGTATAGTCAACGAATAAGAATGAACCAGCGAAGTGTAAGAGTGAACTTCCTGATGGGTTAAAACCGCTTGCAAGATAGTTTCTGACAATGGGAGCAACATCAAGTACACCATATCCCCCTGAGTCGGGATAATTTTTAAGTGTGGCGATGTCTGCTCCACCAATTTGTATTTTAAATACATATTTAAAAGAGGATTCCGTTACTTTGCTTGAAGAAACTATATGCCATAAACTATCGTGAGCCGATGTATATGATGCTGGTACGGTAATGCTTGTAATGCCATTATTTCTTTTGTTTAACATTTATTGTTTCTACAATATTTATTTTAATATCTTTTCCTAATGCTTTAGCAAGATTCTTAAAAAACTGCTCATTAAAAGCGGCATCGTATCCAGCTTTAGAAAATCCGATTGTTGGTAAGCCTTCTCTTTTAATTTTTAATCCAGTTGCATAAGCAATACCCTTAACTTTGTTTTCAGCAATGTTTCCAAGTTTTGCTCTCTTTTTTTGAAGACCTCTTAATCTTTTTTTGGTCTTCGTTTTTAATATAATTCCTATGGCTTGCATACCATTCAATTAATCTTTCTAAGAACTCGCCACCAACGGTTAATTTTTTATAAGCATAAGGACTACTTGATGGTTGACCACTTGTAACTCCTTTAACTCCTTTGTCTTGGAATGCCCAATATTCACTTGCTGGATTTGATTGATCGTATCCAATATCATATCTATATTTACCATTAGAGAACTCTCTTCGAATTACCCTAATATCTTGCATATTGCCTTTATCAATTCTTTTCTTTTGATTGATTTTAGCAATTGCCCTTCTAAGAAATATCTCAACTGACTTATCTAATAATTTACCAACTGAGTCTAAGGCTTTAGGAGTACCATAATAACTTGCATCCTTGCCCGTTATTTCAAGTACATCTAAATTAGCTAATTGCTCCTTAGTTATATTTGTTGCCACTTATCTTTTTTCTTTGTTCGTTATCGTAATTTATTTTAGCCGATATATAACTTAAATCATTTAAAAACTGAATTGCTGGTAATTCAAATACATCTTCAAGTTTAATCTTTTCGTGTTCACTAATCAATGAAGCTTGATATATCCAGCCAAACTGATTCATAAAACTATTTTTAACTTGCCTTGAATCTTCAACTTCTCCTTTCCCTTCTGAATTAAATAATCCTTTAAATCCTGAATCAAGGTTTTTAATATTAGTAATCCAATTCATTACACTTCCAAAGACTTGTTCAAATGGCGCTGATAATAAATCCTCCGCATAATCAATATGATATTTAGATTCGTATTTATCTTCTTTCCATCCTCGCCAAGTAGGTCTCATAGGTAAAATCATTGATGCCCCTATCTTATGTAAGTTTGCTTTAATATCATTTAAAAAATATTTAGTTTCAATGTATCTACCAGCTGGACTAAACTTAGCATCGTAATTACATTTATACTTTTTCTTTCCTACCTTTATAAAACTAACCGCCTTAATTTCAGGATTTGAATTATTTAAAAACTCAATATCCTTTACTATTTGGTTTATTTTATTTTTATCTAATGCAAGAATCTCTTGCTTTGTTTTATTTTGTAATATTGCAACCGTTTCAAGAATTAAATCATAATCTTTGATTGAATCCTTTTTATCGGATAAAACTTGAATTTGTTGCCATTGCCATACCGTGACATCTTTCCAGTTCATATTTATAAATAGCTAATTAAACAAAGTTGTATCTGCCCGTACCTGACTTAAAATCAAACTTGCGCCATGCTAATGCTAATGCGCATACGCAGTCATCCGTAAACCCAGTTGGTGCGGAATACTTTACTCCGTGTGATGTGTATTGATACTCGAAAACTTCTAATTCATTTTTAATCATTCCTTCGGGATAATGTACTCGTTCTTGATGGATTGCCACTTGAAGACCCAACATTAATTCTTGCTTACTTTGACTTGTAAATTTAAAGCCTTCTATGTCCATGCCTTCCCGTTGTAATTGCTCGACTATCGGGTCACCTACTCCAGTGCTATCAATTAACATAGGCGCTTTTGGTAAATTGCGGATTATGTTCTGAGTGCTTGCCCAATCTTTCTGAAATCGGTCATAGTAAGCTACATTGCCACTATTATCTAAACCGATAATTACCGTCCAATCTGAGTACTTTGCCAAATCGACTCCGTAACATTTAACAATGTTGGTAGAAATGTCCGATGTACACTTACGAATTGCGTCACTACCAAAAGGATTTGCAGCGTTCTCCGCTGGGTTAGCCATGTACTCTTGCTCGAATACTACGTTTGGCAGTTCCTTTTTAGCTGAATCAATCTCAGATTTAAGAATAAATGGGTTATCATAGGTACTAAACTTAAATGATTCCCAATCTGCACTGGCATTTACACCATTTAAAAACAAAGAATAGAAATAATTCTTACCTCTTGGAGTAGATAAGAATATTGCCTTGCCTTGATAATCGGTAAGGGTTGGTCTTATTGAATTTTGCCATCCACTTTCCAAGTCAGGAATATACGAAGCTTCATCGATAATGGCATAGTGAAACTTTAAACCCCGAAGATTATCCAATCGCTCTCCAGTAAAGAATCGAATCTCGCCTCCGCTAATTAACTTGAATGTTAAATCACTTCGATTAGGCACTGCGATATTACTCGGCATAAGCCTCGCAAGTTCATCAAAGAATACTTTGGCAAGCTGATAAGTAGGAGTAATGTATGCCACTCGTTTTCCTTGCATCGCTTCAATACAAGTGATGACCTGGCATATAAGTGATTTGCCCCATCGCCTACCCGACATGAGAACTTTAAACCTTGCTTTAGATTCTAAGACTTTAGCTTGGTTCTTGTGTGGCTTCGGGAGTACTATGTTCGTTTGCAAAACTTATTATAACTTCTTGTTTCTCCTCGTTCTTCGCTCGGTCAGTCCACCCTAAAAGATTCTTTGCATAGAAAATACCTTTGCCTTCATTAGCTACGACATCCGCTGCTAATGCTCTAAATAATTCATCAATATGCTTGGTTATTTTATAGCAAGGATGATCTTCCCTATTAAGTACTTCATAATATGTGGCTCTTGAATAAAACTCAAATCCTTGTCTTGGTAGCCAAATCAATAAAAAGAAACTAATTGTTGGTAGATGGCGCTCTCGAATTATCTTAACTCCAGCGCCAGTTGCTACCTCCTTAGTTGAGTTGAGGCAATAGTCAATATATTCATCTGCCCATTCAAGCAATCTCTCCTGGTCAATATCTTTGGGAAGTCTTGGCATTATTTTTTAAATAAAAGTGACCACTCGGTCGGTAGTGTTAATTTCTTTTCTAAGCTAAATCCGAATTGAGCAAAGAACTCAATCCATTTTTCTTCGGATTTAATATTAATATGACCCCAAGCCTCATCTTGTTCGGGAGTTGTAAAATAAGGAGTTGAAGAAAATAAGAAATATTGACAATTAATATTGTTCATGTAATCCTTAATTTGCTCATCCGTTAAATGCTCCATTACTTCAATGCTAACAACCATTTGACAATGGTCTGGATAGTCGGTAATCTCTTGTAATATAACTCCTCTTTTATAAGCAAATTCCTGATGATATTTATTAGGCTCAATACCATAATAATTAACTCCTTTCTTTTGCAAGCATTCTCCAAGCGTCCCCATGCCAGCACCTATTTCGATTATGTCTTTAGCATATTCGATAATTATGTCAGCCGTTGCATCCATCAAATTATAATAATCAGGATTCTCGGGAGTTATTCCATTTTGTACTTCAATATCAAAAAATTCTTTGTCGCTTACACGGCTCATATTATTGTTTCTTTTGGTAAAAATTGATTGCAATTTGTATGCCCTTCAGCTTGGCTCATTCTATAATCTCTACCA